AGCAGCGCGCAGGTGAAGCTTCATGCGGCGGTAGCCATGACGCTATCCAGCAGCGCACCGGCGGCCTCGGCGATGACGCCATGACAAGCCGCGCGATCCGCCGCGACCCAGGCGAGGGCGAGGCTTGCTGCCTCGGGGGCGGAGAGTTCCTTCTCCCAGGCGATCTGGCGCAGCCGAGCAAAGGCGCGGAATGCCTCCTCCGGCACGCCAAGCGCCGCCGCCAGCGTGGCGGGTTGCCAGTGCGTCTGTTCCATCATGCGTTCCTTGTGAAACTGGCGAGTGTGACGCCCGGTCGCCGCGCGGTGGCATTCTCGGCGCCGTAAAGGGCGGCAATGGCGCGGCCCAATTCATCCAGGCTGCGATATTCGACGGTGCGGCCTTCGAAGGTCACGCGCGTGACGCCGCCAGTGAAGGCAGCGACAAGCACGGCGGCGCGGCTGCCGGCCGGTTGTGCCAGCGCCCAGGCGAGGGTTGTGGGGTCCAAGGCGGATTACCCACCCGCACCGCGCGCGAGGGCACGCAGGATCGGCAGGATCTGCGCCCCGCCCGCACCAAGCGCGATCAACACTGCAACGATGCCCCAGATCGCGCCCTCAATCCGGCGCGTCTGCTTGCGCAAGCCGCAAATCTCCGCGCGCACCGCCGTGTAGCGCTCGGCGCAGCGCTCGACATGCAGCGCCAGATCCTCGCGCTCGCGCGCGTGGAGTTCCCCGTTACTCATGATTTCCTCCCGAAAGTGATCAGCGCAGCCAACCGCCACGCGGTGCCAGCCAACCGGGCCGGCGCATCAGTGGCGGAGGCTCCAGGTTCGCTGGCGCAGACAATGACGCGGCGGTCTCAGTCTGCGGCACATCGACCGGCGCATTCGCAATATCCTCGCGCAGCCTTTGCCAGAAGCGTTCCCCATACCGATCCGCGCCCAGCAACCACAGCGCCGCGCGCGCCAGCACGGCGCAATCCAGCGCCTCATTCCTGTCGCGCAGCTTGGCCCATTCCTGGCGCACAAAGCCGCGCCGATCCTTCACTTGGTGCAGGTGCTCCGCCACCAACTGCTTGACCCATTCAACCTCAATCCCCTGCGGCAAATGCACCCAGCCGGGCGGGAATTCCGCCGCCTCCCCACGCCCGAGCCAAAGCCGGCGATAAAGATCAACCTTCCAGGTCGAAACCGACACGGTCCAAAGCTTCAGGCCACGCCGCAGCTTCCGCCCATCCACCAGCGCATCAACGGGCGTTGGGCCCTGCACCGGTTGCGCGCGGTTCCAACCATCAACCCCCTTGGTCGGCGCAATGCGCGGGTCGCGCAGGCGCCGCAGATGGCCATAAACAGCCGCCGTATCGCGCCCGCCCGTGTCAACGCACGCCTTGGCAATGCGGATCGCGCCGCCATTCGCCCGCGGCCAATCGCGCGCGAGAAGGTCTGCCAGCGCATCCCAGGGCGCGCGTTCACGCGGGCTGCCTGCAATGACGATGTGATCCACAAGCCAGGAGGAATAACCTTCTGCCCAGGCCCAGATATCGCATTCCAGCCGGTCATCCTGCACATCGACGCCCGCCGTCAGCACCAGAGCGTCATGCGGCACCACGCCAAGACGGAAATCCTCGCGCCGTTCCACCAGGCGTTCCCAATCCGGTGCCTCACCACGATCCTGCCAGGTCTCGCCGAGTACGGTGTTTCGGAAGGTTTTTAGATCCTCGGCCTTGCCCTGCGCGGCTTCCCAATCGCGCGCGATCTGCTCCCAGGACAGCCAGCCGACCGGCGAATACAGCGCCGAGATGTGAAAGCCGATCGTATGCGGGTTCTCCGCTGCTGCGGTTGGTCGCCATTCGCCGGCAGCGAGCATGGCGGTCTTGTGATGCTCCTCAATCGGCGTGTCGCAATCCTCGCAATGGTAGCGCACGCTGCGGGGATTGCCTTTCTCCCAGATCAGCCTTTCGAATTTCAGCCATTGCATTGCGCTGCAATGCGGACAGGGCAGGAAAAAGCGCCGCTGGTCAGATGCTGCATATTCCCGCTCAATCCGGCTGCGCCCAGCAATAGTTGGCGTTGAGACCAGAAAGGCTTTCCTGCGCCAGCCGAAAGTGCGCGCCCGGGCCTCCGCCAATGCAATCGGATCGCCTTCGCCTTCGATGTCGCCGGGATAGGCGTCTACCTCGTCCAGAAACAGAAACCTGGCCGGCATGGAACGCAGCCCGACCGCGCTATTGGCGCCGGTCAGCACAAGAATGCCGCCGGGGAATTCTTTGGACAGCATGGTATTGCCGCTGTCGCGCGCGCGGGCAGGTGCTACGCGTTCCCGAAGCGCCGGCGTTTCCTCCAGCAATGGGTCAATGCGCTGGCGAGAGAAACGTTTGGCCAGCTCCACGGTCGGCTGCACCGCGAGCACCGGCGCAGGGACGTGATGTAGAATATAGCCGAGCCAATTATTGCCTGCCTCGGTCGCGCCCACCTGCGCCCCCTTCATGAACACAATCCGCCGCGCCGGATGCACTGCCGATAACGCATTCATCACATCGCGGAGATAGGGCGTGCGGCCCGTGCGCCAGGGGCCGGGTTCGGACGAGGCGCGGCTGCCCAGGATACGATGCTGTTCCGCCCAGGCAGACACCGTGAGTTGCGGTGGCGGGCGCAGCATGGCCCCGGCACGGCGGCGCACATGCTCACGCGTGCGGCCTTCATTCGCCGCCAAGGCCAGGAGGGTCGAAGCGATCGGAAGCCTCCGTCAGAAGCTCATTTATGTGCTGCTGCAGGATGGTTTGCAGCAGATGGGGCTCGACGCCGAGTTCGGCGGCAATGACGCCAGACACACGCGCGGGCCAGTTCAGCAGCGCGTCGCGCATGGTGCTGGCGATTTCATCAATCGTCGCATTGGCGGTTGCGACATCAAGCAGCCGGCCCTTGCTTTCATCCAGTGCGAGGCGCTGGGCTTCCACCTTCAGGGCGAGTTGCGCAACCTTGAGGCGGGCGAAGGGCGTGCCCTCGGCCGCCGCGCTGCCAGCAAATGGGGAACGCTGCGGGTCCGCGGTTTCCAGCAGCCGGGCGCGTGTCTTGGCGATGTCCCATTGGCCATCGGGCTCGCGCGTGATGCGCCCCGTGCGTTCGGCCTTGTGCATGGTGGTATCGCTGACGCCAAGGCGTCGTGCGGCTTCGCGCGTGGAGGGTGTCAGTTCAGCCATGGCGGCGACCTCCCGCCGCGCGTTGGTGAGGGTTCAGGAAATGATCAGCCTATCAGCGCCTTGAGCTTCGCGCGTACTTCGGCGAGTTCCGATGCCGAAACGCGACCCTTGCGCGTGGCGCGGCGCGCTTGCCAATCCAGGCTCTTGACCTGATCTGCAAGAACCACGCTCGAGGGATTTCCCTTGATGGCAACTTCGAAAGGATAGCCCTTAATGCGCGTTGTCAGCGGGCAGCACACCATCAAGCCGGCCTTACCATTATAGGCCGCCGGGCTAAGCACCAAAGCCGGGCGGTGGCCCGCTTGCTCGTGGCCAGCCTGCGGATCGAATTCCAACCAGACAATATCGCCGGCTTCCGGAACGTAGCGGCGACCACTCACCAGATTTCGCGCCCCATGGGTGGGCCTGTTTCAACCGCATCGTGTCGATTCTTTTTGGTGATGCCATTGACCAGCGTATCAAGGTCATAGCTCGGCTCACGAATGGGTGTGATGACGATGCGACCGTCTTCCTCTTTCACTTCGACTGGCTGATCGAGCGAAACCTTTGCTGCAGCCATGACAGCGGCAGGAATACGCAGCGCGGCGCTATTGCCCCATTTCTTGACGAGCACCTTCACGGTGGTGACTTTCCATTTAGATTAGGAAGCCTGGATAGCGCTTTGCAGTCTTCGGTGTCAACAATGTAGATACTAGGCTAGCGCGTGGCTTGGGCCAGGGCCAACCCGCGCAAACGCTGAAAGGCTGCAAGGGCGGCTTGCCAGTCTGCTTCGTGCTCGGCGCCAATGCGCTTGAGAGGTTCGAGCGTTACTTTCCTCCGGCTGTAGTAGTCGCCTTGCATGCACACGAGCCATCCGGAAAGCCCCTGCGCGGCAAGGGCGTCGCTGGCGCTGGCTATCTCTGTCTCGCTTGGCTCGGTGCGTCCGAGGGAAACATGCCGGCCATCGGTACCCAGCACGATCCATCGGGTTTCAGCTTCTGCCTTCATCGTCACTCTCCGTCTTGCGTGACGGACGCTTCGCGCTGTGTTTCGCGCGAGCCAAGGCAATAAAGCGCCAGGGATCGCGATGATCCCTGGGCTTGGCAATCATTCATGCCGCTGTGGCTGCGCAGCTTCATTCAGCGACGCGGTAGACGGTGTAGGAGCCCTTCGCGCCCTGCTTGTTCGGGCCGACTTGGCGGATGCGCTCCGCAATCTCGACTGTGATGCCCTGGCGCTTTTTCAGTCCGGCGAAAAACCCGCGCACCGTGTGTTGTGCCCAGCCGGTGGCCTCGGCGATTTGCGCCACAGTCGCGCCCTCGGGGCGGCGGAGCATGGCTAGCACCACTTCCTGCTTCGTGCCTTCGCGCGGCTTGCGTGGCGCGCCCGTGGCGCGTGTGCCGCGGCGTGAGAGCACGTTGCGCAGCATGTCCATCGCGCGCGTGATCGGGTCTTTATCCGCGTTGGCCGGTGGCGTTTCTTCCCAGGCTGCCAGCAGGCGCTCGGCTGCTTCGCGCAGGTTCACGCTTCCCATGTTGGGCGCCTCGGGCGCGGCTGGGGCGGGTTGTTCCACTACCGCGTCGTGATGCTGCGGTGTCTTTTCCTCCCCGCCCTGCGGCGCCGTGTCGCGCGCGGCGCGGCCCTCATTCGGGTCAATGCCAATCGCGCGCAGCCCTTCATCCGTCACCTGGATCAGGATCGGCGTACCATCCCCATCCTTGCGCCACACCATCGCCAATTGATCGCGTGGCGCGGCCACCTCAATCAGCAAGCGGTTTTTGATCAGGCTATTCACCACCGCGCGGCAGGCAGCGACTGGCAAATGCTTCGGCGCAATCGCCAGCAATTGCGGGTGCTGCGCGCCATGGCTCAATACAATCCGCTGCGTGTCAGAAAGCTTCATCGTCTTCGTCTCCGGTTGTGGGCGCCGACCATCGGCCCCTACTGCCGGGAGCCCCGCGGGCGGACCCTGCGGGGCAGTGCGGCGCCGCGTCGCGGCGGGCTGCGTTTCAATCCTGCGCTTCGGCGGCGATGCCTTCGTTGATCACGAAGCCCGTCAGGTAGGGCAGGCCGGCGGGGATGCCCGTCTCGCGGCTGGTGCGCTGCGTGATGCGCCAGCCCATCCATTCCGCGGTGGTCTTGGCGATGGCATCCGCGAGGCTCGCGCCGTGATGCATCTGGCTGTTCACCCCATCCGCGAAGTGGCGTCCGTAGCGGCTGTCCAGAAAGGCGCGGACCGAGGCGGGATCCGTGCTGGTCGCGTTGTGGATCGCGGTGAAAGCAATCGGCCAAGCTTGCTGCGCGTGTTCGCGCATGGTGCCCCAGAAACCCCAGTCTTGGTTTTCGGTGGGAAGGATCGTGGTCATCTGTTTGTCTCCGTCATCGGCGGGGGAAATCCCTGCGCGTGACA